TGAGACAACTTGAAGCGAGAGAAGCACGGAGAATCGCGAGCCATGACCAGCACACGCGCCAAACCAAAGCCAACGCCAACTCCGAAGCCTGAGCGAGTCAAGCCGCTGCCGACCAAGAAGGTGAAGCAAATTGTCCTCAGCGGGAAGAAGCAGCTGCCGGACATGGTGGCGCGCAAGGCACATGCCGCTGCGGAGAAGGTGAAGTCAAAGACAAGGCCCCCAGTAAAGAAGCCGCGGACAATCGCGGAGACCGCTGCGAGGGTCAACCAGTTGCGCGATGAGTTGACGAAGCTCCAAGAGGAGTTGACAACAGCAGGGATCGGAGACCTTGGGCGACCGACCCTCTACAGGTCCGAGTTCGCTGAGCGTGCATTCCGGCTCTGCCTTCTCGGCTACACCAATGAGGAGCTTGCGCGGTCGTTCGGCACCGACCTCATCAACCTGGAACAGTGGATTCGCGAGGTGCCCGATTTCGCGTGGGCCATCTATGATGGACGCGACAACGCAGACTCAAAAGTCATCAATGCCCTGTATGAAGCTGCGCTCGGATTCGAGCACCCTGAGGACGACATTCGCACTGTTGCGCTCGGTGGAAATGCGGGCAGTGAGATTGTCATCACCAAGACCACCAAGAAGTACCCGCCAAACTTCTCCGCTGCCGCAATGTGGTTGCACAACCGCCAGGGCCGAAGGTGGAAAGCGGTGAGCTCCGCGACGGACAACCCCGATCGGAAGACGCCAGCGGAGATGGCCCGCGAGGTCCAGGAGGCGATTGCCGCTGCGAATGAGACGACGCCACAAAGAGACGAGGGTTCATGATGACCGCTCCTCGACGCCTCACCCCTCTTCGTTATCACCCAGTTCAAGACCGGCTCAAGAACGACCCTCAGCGTTTCAAGGTGGTGCCCGCAGGGCGACGCTCAGGCAAAACCGAACTCGCCAAGCGGAAGCTCTTCACAGAATCCTGCACGCTGCAGGGCTGGGACGATCCGCGGCATTTCGCCGCCGCTCCAGTGCGTGATCAAGCGCAGCGCATTTACTGGAGTGATCTCAAGGCGATGTTCCCTCCGGCGTTCATCCGTTCGATCAGCGAATCTCATCTCACCATCACCGCAGAGAACGGCGCTGAGCTCTGTGTGGTCGGCATGGATAAGCCGCAGCGCATCGAGGGCACCCCGTGGAATGGAGGGGTGCTTGATGAGTTTGCGAACATGAAGCCTGGAGCGTGGGGGGAGAACGTTCGCCCTGCGCTCGCAGACCGCAAGGGATGGGCGTGGTTGATCGGGGTGCCTGAGGGGCGCAATCACTACTACAAGCTCAACCAGTATGCGCTCTCTGGGGTAGATGAAGATTGGGCGAGCTACACATGGCCATCTCGTGACATTCTTGACCCAAAGGAGGTTGAGGCAGCGAGAAGGCAGCTTGATGAGTTGGTGTTTGCGCAGGAGTACGAAGCGAGCTTTGTGAACTTCGAGGGCCGAGCGTACTACCCATTCCTCGCTGCGACTCACTGCGCCAAGCTCATCTACAACCCGAAGGCCCCGTTGATCTTTTGTTTTGACTTCAACGTTGCTCCTGGTGTTTGCGCCATCGCACAAGAGCAAACGCTGCCCGGCCAGTATGAACGTGGGACCGGTGGCGCAGCCCTCCTCGACAAGCCCATCACAGGTACAGGCTTCATCGGCGAGGTCTACATCCCACAGAACAGCAACACCCCTGCTGTGTGCCGTAAGCTGATCGCTGATTGGGGCGAGCACAAGGGGCTTGTCAAATGCTATGGCGATGCGACGGGCGGCGCAGGTGGATCAGCGCAGACCGAGGGCAGCGACTGGGACCTGATCAAGCGAGACCTCCGCGCCCATTTCAAGGAGCGCGTGTCGTTCGATGGGGTGCCGCTCGCAAATCCTGCAGAGCGTTCACGGGTCAACGCGATGAACACTCGACTGCAGAACGGCGTGAAGGAGGTCCGCATGATGGTGGACCCTGCGAAGTGTCCACACCTCGTAACCGACCTAGAAGGTGTGCGAACGCTGATTGGTGGTTCAGGCGAGATTGACAAGAAGGCTGATCTCACCCTCACGCACATCTCAGATGCAGCGGGCTACTACATCGTCAAAGAGTTCCCTGTCTCGGACCGCAGCGCGGTCATCACTCCACTCAGGATGTAAAACATCATGGCAACTATCACCTACGAAAAGACCGTCGCAACTCCTTCCGCAGAGGTCATCAAGCTGCGCAAGTGGTGGGACAAGTGCCACGCGCTCATGGAGGGGACTGATGCAATGCGCGACATGCGCGAGGCATATTTGCCCAAGTGGCCGTCTGAGACTGATGAGACCTACGAGCGCAGGCTTGCGGGCAGCACACTTTTCCCAGCCTTCTCTCGCACTGTCAAGACGCTGGCAGCGAAACCATTCAGCAAGCCGGTCATCATTGATGAGGCCACGCCCGAGGATATCAAGATGTGGCTTCAAGATGCCGACCTCCAAGGCCGCAACATCGACACCGTCGCTGCAGAACAGATGGCGCTGCTGCTGCAGTTCGGTTTTGTCGGCATCCTTGCGGAATATCAGCGCCGTCCAGCGAGCGTCGTGACGAAGGCGGACGAGAAGGCAGCAGGCCTGCGCCCCTATTCCGTCACCATCAATCCACGCTCCATTCTCGGTTGGAAGACGAAGACTGATGGCGGGAAGACTGTGCTGACGCAGCTGCGCATCTTGGAGTGCGTCGAGGAAGATGATGGCGAGTACGGGACAAAGGATGTTGAGCAAGTCCGCCTCTTCGCTCCAGGCGTATGGGAGATTCATCGCAAGGATGCGCGCGGCAAGTGGTTCAAGGCGGAAGAAGGCGTCACCTCCCTCGACTACATCCCCTTCGTCGCGATCTACGCGGAGCGCAAGAGCTTCATGGTGTCGAAGCCCCCGCTGTTGGAGTTGGCGAATCTCAATATCAAACACTGGCAGTCGGAAAGCGATCAGTTCAACTTGCTCCATGTGGCCCGAGTCCCAATCTTGGTGGCCACAGGGGTTGATCAGACCTTCTCGCTTGTCGTCGGGTCGAGTGCAGCGGTGAAGCTCCCGTTGAACGCAACTCTCACATACACGGAGCACACTGGCGCAGCGCTGGATGCAGGGGCGAAATCGTTGGAGGTGCTGAAGGAGGAGATGCGGCAGAGCGGCGCAGAACTTCTGGTGCTGAAGCCAGGGCCTGTGACTGCAACTGAGGTCGCCTCCGACAACGCCATCGGGATGTGCGCGCTGCAGGAGATTTCCGCAGGGTTGGAGGATGGGTGGGATCAGGTGTTGCAGATGTTCTCCGATTACAGCGCCAATGAACTCACCAAGGCTGATGGCGGACACGTCCAGTTCTTCTCCGACTTCGGAGCAGCAACGCTGGCGGAAGCGAGCGCCTCGCTGCTGATCGGGATGGCCAATGCAGGCAAGCTCAGCAACAAGACTCTCATCGAGGAGCTCAAGCGTCGCGGCATCCTTTCTGCGGAGGTCGAGTACGAAGATGAGGTGGAGCAGATGGCCACCGAAGGCCCTGCCCCTGGCGAGGAGGAGCCTGATGATGCAGCTGTCGTCGCTGCCGCGCCTAATGGTGGCAAAGTGAATGGCGATCCTGAAGATGTCTATTGAGGCGGGCCATCCATCATGGCAACTCAATTTGACGAATCGAAACATGCGCGCAACGCCGCAGGCTCATCTGCAGGGGGGAAGTTCCGCGTCATGGGGGCAGGCCTTGATCAGCAAGGTTTTGAAGACAAGGTGGCAGATCAGCCTGTTGAGTACCTCGCGATCTACGACAAGAAAGGCAAGCAGATCGGGATTGCGAAGGGGGATGAGAGGAGCGCAGCAGTCCCACCCTCTGCCCTTCGGGCGATGAGCTCAGGCAAGGCAGGCGTCTTGACGCACAACCATCCTGGTGGTCGATCCTTTAGCCCTGAAGATGTTGAGATTGGAAGGTTTTACCGCCTGGATGAAGTTCGCGCTGTGTCCCGGACCTACACATACTCCATCTCCCCAGGCGAGAAGGGGTGGCCGATTCTGTCGACACATATTTCTGACTCATATGACAAGCACAATGCAGCGGTCAAGTCCATCTTTGGGCCAAAGGTCTCTTCTGGTTCAATGAGTGTGAAGGAGGCGAATGACACTCATCACCACGAGGTCTGGGTGCGCGTGTCAGCGGAGCTTGGGCTCAACTACAAGAGGACATCGAAGTGAAGCCTCCCATCAATCAGCGCATCCGCAGCCTTGCTGTGGATCACGCGATCGACCTTACGCACTACTCGAATGGCGAGGTGCGGAAGATGCTGGCGCTGTTGCGATCGGTGGACGCAGACCTATCGGCGCGGCTGTTCGTGGCGCTGGAATCGATGAGCGCAACGCGCTTCACCGTTCAGCGACTCGATCAGCTGTTGTCGAATGTCAACACGCTAACAGCGCAAATCTACACCCGCGCAGCGGAACAGTTGACGGGCGATCTGCGCCAACTCGCCGCTTCGGAGGCTGCGTATCAAACGCGCCTCCTCGACAGCGCCACGCCGCGCGGCGTGTTGGTCTCGGCGCCCGGGGTGGATCAGGTTTTTGCCGCTGCAACCGCCAAGCCCTTCCAAGGCCGTCTCATGAGCGAGTGGTTTGCCTCGCTCCCGGTGAAGAGAGCAACACGACTCCGCGCCTCAATCGCTATGGGCTTTGTGGAGGGGAAGACCGTTCAAGAGATGGTCACAGCAGTTCGCGGGACCAAGGCGCAGGGCTACAAGGACGGCATCCTGCAGATTGACCGTCGAGAAGCGGAGGCAGTTGTGAGAACCGCAGTGGCCCACGTCGCTGCAGTTGCGCGCACCGAGACCTACGCGAAGAACGCGGACTTGATGGCAGCGGAGCAGTGGTTGTCTACGCTCGATTCGCGCACCACACCGGAATGCCAGATTCGGGATCGACTCATGTATACTGCTGATGAGGACCATGATCCGATCGGCCATAAGGTCCCCTGGCTTGCCGGTCCAGGCGAGCTTCATTGGGGGTGCCGCAGCACCAGTGTTCCTGTCCTTCGCACGGAGGAGCTTCTTGGCATCAAGCTCCCTCCGCTTCAGCGAGCCTCCGCTGCAGGCCCAATCGGGGCAGAGACAAACTATGCGCAGTGGCTCGCGGCGCAACCCGCGTCGAGACAGGATCAAATCCTCGGCCAAAATCGAGGCGCTCTCTTCCGCTCCGGCAAGCTCGCATTCGAAAAGTTCTTCAACAACGAGGGTCGATTACTTACCCTCGATCAGCTTCGGGCTTCGAACGAGGCAGCGTTCAAGCGCGCAGGTCTTGATTGACCTGTGCATGAGCGCCAACTCAATCTCAAAACTCGCGCGACAATCGCAACCGTCTGTCGCCCGCATGGATGTGTGAGCGGCGTTCTCCCGAGTCGGATGACTCGACACCCCACGGATCGGTAGGATGACCGATCTTCAGAAGGCACCCTGAAATGAAACTGAAACTCGACGCAGCTGGCAATGTCGTCACCAAGGAAGTCAACGGCGTGAAGATGCCGGTGTACGTTCACGATGACGGCAAGGAAGTGGAATTCGACGCAGCATCTACCGTCGCCACCATCGCTCGGATCAACGGTGAGGCCAAAGCCCATCGCGAAGCCAAGGAAGCGGCGGAGAAGGTGCTGAAGGTCTACACCGATGCTGGTGTGACCGACCATGCAGCGGCAGTCGCCGGTTTGGCGAAGCTGAAGACGATCGACTTGACCAAGCTGGTGGATGCCGGCAAGGTGGAGGAGGTCAAAGCGCAAGTCTCTGCGGTCTTCCAAGCTGAGCTTGACAAGCTGAAGGCGGAAAACGGAACGCTGAGCAAGCAGAACTACGATTTGCTCATCGGCGGCTCCTTCTCTCGCTCCAAGCTCATCGGCGACAAGCCGGGGCAGCTGTCGATCCCTGCTGACATGGCACAAGCAGCGTTCGGCTCCCACTTCACCGTTGAAGGCAACAAGATCGTCGCCAAGTACAAGGACGGCAACCCCGTCTACAGCAAGGTCAAGGCAGGCGAGCTTGCGGATTTCGACGAAGCGCTGGGGCTGCTGGTGGAAGCCTACCCGAACAAGAATTCCATCTTGCGCGGTTCGGGCGGCAACGGCAGCGGAGGCGGTGGAAGCAAGGGTGCAGGTGGATCGGCAACACTCGACCGGAAGGCGTTCGATGCGATGGGACCTGTGGAGCAGCGCGCAGCGCTCGCCGCGGGCACCAAGCTCATCGACACTGCGCCTGCTGGTTGAAGGAAATTCAACTTCAACTCTCAAGGACTCGCTTCATCATGAAAAAGCACTTCCCCATCATCTACGCTTTCTTCGCGTCGATCCTGCTCGGCCTCCACAATCGACTCTTCGCGTACCAGGCGCGGACGGGGATGGTGCTGGGGGCGAACACCCTCACCGGGCTCATCCCGGATGCCTTCGAGGCCATGGACACCGTGGCCCGAGAATTGGTCGGGTTCATCCCAGCCGTCACCTTCAACGCCAGCGCTGCGCGAGCCGCGGTCGGTCAAGCGGTCAAGACGCACGTTGCGCCGGCAGCTGCCGCTGAAGACATCACCCCGGGGACCACGCCACCGGACACAGGTGATCAAGTGATCGGCAACCGCTCGGTCACCATCACCAAGGCCCGCGCCGTACCGTTCCGCTGGACCGGTGAAGAGCAAGTCGGCATCAACAGTGGTTCTGGCTACCGGAACGTCCGCGCCGATCAGATCGCTCAGGCGATCCGCACGCTGGTGAATGAACTGGAGGCCGACATCGGCCTGCTCGCCTACAAGGCATCGCGCGCCTACGGCACCGCCAACACCACCCCCTTCGCCTCCAACCTTGGCGACCCGGCGCAGGTGCGGAAGATCCTGGTGGACAACGGGTGCCCTCCGACGGACCTGCAGATGGTGATCAACTCGACGGCAGGCGCCAACGTCCGAACGCTGGCCCAGCTGACGAAGGCGAACGAAGCCGCGGATACGACGCTGCTGCGCCAGGGCATCTTGTTGCCCATCCACAACTTCGACCTCCGTGAGTCCGCAGGCGTGGCCAACCCCGTGGTGGGCACCGCTTCCGGCGCCACCACCAACGCCGCGGGCTATGCGGTCGGCGCGACCGTGTTGACGCTGGCCTCTGCGGGCACCGGCACCATCATCGCAGGGGATGTGGTGACGTTCGCGGGTGACACCAACAAGTACATCGTCGCCTCGGGCGATGCGGATGTGTCGAACGGTGGCACGATCACGTTGGCCGCCCCGGGCCTGCGCGTGGCGATGAGCGCTGCGACGAAGGCCATCACCGTGATCGCCAAGTCCGCCCGCAACCTCGCCTTCCACCGTTCGGCGATCGTCGTGGCCGCTCGCGCTCCGGCGTTGCCCGAGGAAGGCGACGCAGCCTCGGATCGCATGATCCTGACCGATCCGCGCTCCGGCCTGAGCATCGAGTTCTCGATGTACCCGCAGTACCGCCGCATCCGCTACGAGGCGGCGCTGGCGTGGGGACAGGAGATGATGAAGCCGGAGTTCTCCTCGGTCCTGCTGGGCGAACAGTGATCTGAATGGCGAGGATCAACCTTCCTCGTTTCTGAGCAA